CGCCTGCGACCGACAGCACTAATCTCTTAGGCATGGCTACAAACACAACCGCAGGCGCCCCCAAAAAGCGCGTGCGGAAACCTCGCGGCACGGCGCGCAAACGCGACCGTGCGCCAAGTGGCCAAGCAACCAAAAACCGCACCATTAACGCGGCCGGCGACTATCCGCCCGGCTCGCATGAATTCACGCAACTAATTTTGGACCAGGCTGTAACGGAATACTTGGCAGTTCCGGCAAACGCGAAGAAGTACACACTTTCGACGGTTCCATTCTTCCAGGTGCTCTCATGGAACGAATCGCTTTGCACCTGGAACAAGACGCCGGCCGGCGAGCAGGCGGCAGAAAAAGCGATGGCCGCGGGAGGTTCTAATTAGCGTGCCCACCACCAGGAAGGCCAAGCCAAAAACCACGGCCAAAAAGACCACGGCCACGGCCAAAAAGACGACCGTGAAGCGCACCGCGACCACCGCGGCCGCTAAGAAGACTGCGACCGCACGCAAGACGCGGACGGCCGGCACGACGAAATAAATCGCGTTTCAGAATTTTCTGATTGCGGAGTACTCGTGAGTTTTGCAATGCTCACTGTGGGTCGCGAGTTTTGCAAGGCTAGCGGCTCTGAAAAAAGTATCGCCAAGGGGTGCGGTTGGAGTCCTAAAACTCCATCAGGCCCGCACCCCCGCGCTACTCGATTCGCCTGAGATCGAGACTTTGACACGCCCACCCCAACCCGAGCCCCCGAGATTCCAACGCGGTTGTAGTTTGCGCAGACGCCGGCGCCTATGAGCGAACCCCGGCAAAAGCGCGCGAACGCATGGCGCACGCCACCGGCCGGTACATCCGCTTACGCCCCCCATCCTCACACCGCACCCGATTTTTACAGCTTGCTTTCAACGAGCGAGCGCGTTGTGTTGGACTGGCTAAAGAGCCCCCGGAACAAGCACGCGCGCGAGCTGGATGCCAAGGCCTGGTACTGCGGCCAATGGTCATACGTGACCCTGGCGCGGCAGCTCCGCATGCACTGGACAACGGTTCGGCGCGCGTTGTTGGGGCTCATTCGGAAATGCTCGCTCGACGCGCGGCCGGTTTGGAGTCTCGACGGCCGCGGCCACCGGCGCGTGGGTACCGTGTACACGATCCCTGCCTATGGCGATGCGCTCGAGCGGCGGCGCGCGCTTCCGGATGTGGCGATCACGGCCGTAGGGCATCTCTTGTGTATCGGTCGATCACGCCGCATTATGACCAAAGCCGAGGCGCAGGAATGGCAGATTGACCTCGCGCGAGCGCCGCGGACGTACAACGAGCGCGAATTGCCGGCGCCGGCCCCCGCCGTCGATACCGCAGCAGCGAGCGAAGGCGAGCAGGCGGCGGCACCGGCGCACGGCCCGCCCGCAGAGGAAGGAGCGATGCACCAGAAACCGCAAGCGGTACCCCTCGCGATCCTCAAAGCGTTCCGGCTCCACGTCGCCGGCATGGTCCCGAAGGGAGACGCGGAACACCTGATTTCGGCGGCGCGCCAGATCGCGGCCGGCCGCGGTGTTCCATTGACAGATGAGGATATCTGCGAGTGCATCCACGCCGGCGCCGCGGCCGCAGGCAAGAAAGGCGTGCGCTCGATTCGGTTCTATCGCTCGACACTGCCCGAGAAGGTAAACGCGTTGCTCGATGAGCGCGGCGACCGCATCCGCGAGTGGAAGGACAAGGGCGGCGCGTGTCCGCTTTGCCGCGATGCCGGTTGGCGAATGGGCACCGTCCGCGGGATCCCGCAGGAGGTTCGCTGCGATTGCACGCCCCTCGAGCGGTTCAAGCAGCTTCTCGAGCACCCCCCGGACCACCCCGCGGATATGCCGACATTGCCGACATTGCCGACATTGCCACCCCCCGACCCCAACGCGTGCCCGATGTGCCACGGCGAAGGGAAGCGCGGCTATGGAGCGGATCGAAGCGACTGCGGAATGTGTCGAGGATCCGGCCGCATCGCCCCCCCCTCGAGGCAGCGCGCGGCCGGTTGATTTTCTGCCAGGCGAGGGAAGACACCCCCCCCGCCAAACTCTGCGCCAAATTGCGCGTGGCAGGCGAATTGCCTATTTACACGCGCCCGAGGCCCTCGCGGCTGAAGCGCCACCGCGGCGCGACATTCGAGCCCACATTCAGGACGAAACTCGCACCGGATCGCGCGGCGCGCCGTAGGTAGGCTTCCGGCAACCCGGAATAGCTCACAGCTTCCGGCAGCGTCAGCCAGGGACGTTCCACCGGCCGGCCGGCCGCGAGCTGATCGACCATGAAGGCCATCGCCGGCAGAAAGTCCGGCGCGGCCGGCGCGGTGGGTTTGGTTGCTTTCACCAGGGCAGTACCGGCCGCGGGCTCATTTGATACCGGCAGCTTTTCCGCGACCGGCACCGCGTAAATATTGGGCGCGCCCGCATTGTAGGCGTCCAGGTCCCTGCGATTGTAAACCGCCATCTTTCCCCGCCCTCGAGCGCGTGCGTGCGTCTCGACCTGCACATAGCCCCGCTGCGCGAGCCTCTCGAGCTGGCGCACGCTCAGGCCGACAAGCTCCGCAGCTTCTATTTTGGGCACCCAACGGATGAGCGCCGGTTTCGGTTTGGTTGCTTGCTTCAAATTTCCGTCTCCTTTCCGCGTCACCGTCGCGACAATTGCCGCGACCGTGACGTGTTAAGCCAGCGTGCCCTACCGCACACGCGCCCCGCAAGGCCTGTTAGTACCGCTGTGGAAAACGCACATCACTTTTTTGTGATATGCGGCCGGCGCGCCTCACCGGATCCCCCGGCGCGAACCTATGCGCGAAGCCGCGACTAACCTATGCGCGAAGCCGGATTTGATCTATGCGTAAAGCACACATCCGACCTATGCGTAAAGCCAGGGCCTCTATGTGAATTCCCCTTTATCTTTGAAAGATTTACTGTGAATCGTCGTCCCTGCGGCACTGTGGAAACGGCCGGCCGCAATCGGCTGCGCCAGGAAAAAGGAGGCGCCAGCCGGCGCGACCCGACCAAGGCGCCCCGCAGGGATCCGGAGACCAGGCAAAATCCGGCGCGCAGCCTCACCGAACCCGCAAGGCACCCTATGAATGCCTGAATTCCGCCTTTCCTGCGCCGTTTAACGAAATCCTGACCTTTACGGCATTAGTGTGAAGAATTACACTTGTAGAACCTTGTTTCACGGTCTGAATGTCCAAGCAACCCGCGGCAGCAACCCCCCCGGCAGTAGTCGTAAAACTCTCACCCGCAGCCCGGAGGACGGCCCGCGGCAAGCGTGACGCCCTGATTGCCGATCACCTTGAACTGGTTCCCGCAATAGCCAGGCAGATAGCGCGGCAGCTCCCAACAGCGTTTGAGCTGGATGACCTGATTCAAACCGGCAACCTGGCGCTGACTTTGGCCGCGGCGCGATACCGGCCGTCTGAACACGCCGGCGCGCCGTTTGCGGCATTCGCCCGGCAGCGGATCCGCGGCGCGATCCTCGACAGCGTACGGCGCCGGCACTGGCAAAACGGCACGATGGCTGCGCTCGAGACGGCGCCCGAGCCCCGAGCGCCCGAGGTGATCGAGACGGAGATTGACCGCGGCCGACTGCGCCGGCGCGTGCAATCTGCAGTGGATCAGCTCCCCCCCCGCGAGCGCAAAATCATCGAGGCTTATTACTCGCCCGACGAACCCGGCCTCGCCGCGGTGGGCGCCCTGCACCGGATCGGCGCCGAGCGCGCCCGGCAGCTCAAAAACCAGGCCATCGGCCGGCTGCGCATCGGCCTGCGTTAACGCTCCCCTTCTCTCGCGGCGACTAACAAGCTTCATGGCCGCGAAGAAAGCAGCAGAAGCGCCGGCGCCCGCCGAAACCCCCCTGGGCGAGCTGGTCGATGAACTAGGAAAGATCGAGCACCAGCTCGAGCCCTACCGAGCGGCGATGGCGCGCGAGGACAAATTGCGCTTGATGATTCGGGCGCGCTTCGACAGTTCCCCCGCGGCCGAGGCATTCGAGACGGCCGGCGAGCGGTTTACGGCGCTTGTAGGCGCGCGCGGCAATGTCTCTGTGATCGACAACAAGCGCGCGTTTAAGGCGCTTGGCGCCGCGGCATTCCAGCGCATCGCGAAACTGACCCTCGCCGGCTTGCTGCGCGAGAACGTCGATACGGCCGGCATCGTCACCCAGGAACAGACCGGCCCGCGATCCCTGCGGATCTTTCGCAGAATCCCGCAGTGAAAACATCGCGGTGAATGTGTGACTGCGGCCATTGCGTTGAATGCGCGCGCCGGCGAGCCCTGCACACGGCCGCGTTACTGCGCTCGCCCGAACAAGCGGCCCGCAATGCGACCCGCGATGACCGCCTGCGCGAGCTGGACAAGCTGATCGCTCGAGACGACCGCAACGATTACAAGCGAAAACTCTACGCCAATGACCCCAAACGAAGAAATCAGCCAGAGCCTGGCGCCCCAAACGCAGGGAAATATAAGCCCCGCGGCCCCTATCGCCGCGGCGAGCATACCGGCGAGCACGCCGGCACCGGCCGCGCCGGCCGCGCCGGCCGCGCTCCCCGTAGCGCATCAGAGCCATCCATTCTGGAGCGTCCTACTTAAAACGCTGACGATCCTCGCGGCCGTCGCCCCGCCCGTCGTGGCCGTAGTGACTCACGGCAACTCGCCGGCCGCAGAGTCCGAGGCTTCGCAGCTCTCCGCGATTACGAGCGCCGTGTTGCAGGGTTTTCAGCAGCAGCAGTAAATGGGCGAAGACGTAAAACTCGACTACTGCCAGAGCGACCGCGATCTACTCAGAGACACCAACGCGAACGCGAAAGCCACCCTCGAGCTGGTGACGACCCACACCGAGGAAGACAAGGAGCGTTTCGAGCGCATCGATACGCGGATCGGGAAGCTCGAGACCTGGCACGCACGCGTTTCGGCCGTGTCGAGTTTCGCCGGATTCGTGGCCGGTTTGGCCGTGAAATACGCCGGCGCCAAGCTCGCCGGCCTGTTCGGTTAACGCTCGCGCTCGCTCATGGCGACTACAGAGGCAAGCAGCGCGTACCCGCAGCCTGTAGGCGATGGGCGCGAAGCGCGTCCAGGCCCCCTCCTGCCTGCGCCGCGCACGCCCTCGACGCCCGCCCTGGCCTGGTACGCGCTGCACCTATTCGCACACCGCGAGTTTAAAGTACGCGGCGAGCTGGACCGGCTGCGGTTCGATTGCTTTTTGCCGGCCGTCACCGAGCGGCGCGAATGGAGCGACCGCGAGAAATCGCTCGAGCGGCCGCTATTTCCCGGTTATATTTTTGTGCGGCTTAAACCTTCAGAATTCGAGCGCGTATCGCGCATCGCAGGCGTTACTTCGATCCTGGGGAATCCGGACCCCGAGGCGATCCCCGAGGCGCAAATCGAGGATGTGCGGCGAGTGATCGCGACGGGCGCCGCGGCCCCCTGCCCGTATGTGGCCGGCGCCGCGGTACGCGTCGAACGCGGACCCCTCGCCGGCATTTCCGGAATCGTTCAGCGCGCCGAGGCCGGCCGCACGCGGCTTGTAGTCGCCATCGAGCTGATGCGCCGAGCTGTCGAACTTGAGATAGATGCCGCGGACCTCGCCGCGGCCTAAGACCTCGAGGCCGGCCAGAAAACCCGCACTCGAGAAAGTTTCGGCCGAGCAGCTCGCGAGGGAAGCGCAGCCGATCCCGGCCGGCATCTGGGCCCAGGAACACCACGCGCGAATCTGGCGCGACGGCCGGTGTTCCCGGTGTCATATTCAGCCGCGCGCCGCGGTTTGCGCTCGCTGTCAGAGCCCGCTTTGCGCAGTCTGCAAGATCGAGCACGCCAAGGAAAAATGCAGGAAACCACGACTCGCGGCCTGATGATCCTCGCGCAAGCCATCGCGAAGCGCGAGGGCTTCGGGATCCCCGGCACGGTTCCCACGCGTTTAAACAACCCTGGCGATTTGATGTACGCGCACCAGGATGGTGCGTTACCGCATGGCGTGACCGGCACGGACGGCCGGCTGCGCGTGTACGCTGCTTTCGCTTCCGTCATGGACGGATGGCGCGCGCTCTATAACCAGATTCGTCTCGACGCCGGCCGCGGGCTCACGCTCGCCGAATTCATCGGGAAGTACGCGCCGGCGACGGACCACAACAACACATCGAGCTATCTGTCGTTCGTCATGCACGCGTGCCAAGTGCAGAACCCGGCGATGAAGCTCTCCGAACTAATCGCGCTTGACTGAGTACCAGCAAAAACGACTCGTAAACAAGAAGACGGCATTTTTACGCGCGTTCATTGCGAGCGCGAATTTGAGTGTTGCGGCCGCGGCCGTAGGCATGGATCGCTCGCGACATTATCAATGGCTCGAGGAGGACCCGGACTATGCAAAGCAGTTTCGCCAGGCCCGCATCGAGGCCGGCCAAACGCTCGAGGATTCGGCCGTCGAGCGCGCGTTGAAGGGTGTCTATGAGCCCATCGTGTACCAGGGCCAGTTTCAGTTTGCGCATCGCGACGTGAAGCTCTACACGCTCGCAGACGGCCGCGAGGTACGCGAGGACGAACTGCCCGCGGACAAGAGCGCGTTTGAGATTCGCGAGGAATTGACGCGCACCATCAGCGAGCCCTACGGCCCGCCCCTGGGCATTTACCGGCGCAGCGAGGGATTACACGCGCGCCTGCTGAAAGCGTTTATTCCCGAGCGATATTCAGACCGTTTCGAGGAACGCAAGGACGCGAGCGCCGGCAGCGGCGGCGCCGGCGGCGAGTTTGTCGTTAAGTTTGTCGCGCCAAATGACGCGAAAAGCCTTTGAATATCGCTGAATTCCCCGTAGCGGTGCAGTTTCTTTTCGCGCCCCACCGCTACAAAGTTCTATGGGGTGGCCGCGGCGCCGCAAAGTCCTGGGCGATAGCGCGCGCCCTCCTTCTGATGGGCGCGCAAAAGCCGCTGCGGATCCTCTGCGCGCGGGAAACGCAGAAATCCATCGCGGACAGCGTACACAAACTGCTGTGCGACCAGATCAGCGCGCTAGGCCTGCAAGAGCGGTACCGGATCGAGCGCGCCCGCATCATCGGCACCAACGGCACCGAGTTTGTTTTCGCCGGCCTCAAGCATGACCCCCACAGCCTGAAAAGCTACGAGGCGATTGACATTGTCTGGATCGAGGAAGCGCAGAACGTCTCCGATAGTTCCTGGGCGATCCTGATACCCACCATCCGGAAACCGGGCTCAGAGATTTGGATTTCATTCAATCCGATCCTCGAGACAGACGCGACATACCGGCGCTTTGTGGCGAGCCCCCCGCCGACCGCGAAGGTCGTAAAACTGACCTGGCGGGATAACCCCTGGTTTCCGGAGACGCTGCGCGAGGAACTCGAGCACCTGAAAGCGACCGACGCCGCGGCCTACTCCCATGTGTGGGAGGGCAACTGCGTCTCGATTGTCGATGGCGCGATCTACGCGGCCGAGCTGCGCGCGGTGGACGCCGGCGAGCGCATCACGCGCGTACCCTACGACCCGACGCGCCCCGTTCATACGGCCTGGGATTTGGGTTGGGGTGACGCGATGGCCATCTGGTTTGTGCAGGCGACCGGCCGCGAGTATCACGTTATTGACTACCTCGAGGGGAATCAAAAACCCCTCCAGCACTACATCGCCGCGATGCAGGCGCGCGGCTATGTGTACGGCACCGACTATCTCCCGCACGACGCCAGAGCGCACGAACTTGGCACCGGGCGAAGCATCGAGGAAATGCTCAGAGCGGCCGGCCGCACGGTTTACATCGTTCCGAGGCTCTCGATTGCGGACGGCATCGCCGCGGCGCGCTCCATCTTTCCGTTGTGCTGGTTCGACCGCGAGCGCACGAAAGACGGCATTCAGGCGCTCAGGCATTACCGCTACGTCAAAGACGAAACGTTAGGCATCGCCAAGCGCGAACCCTTACACGATTGGTCATCGAACGGATCCGATGCGTTCCGCTATCTCGCGGTGTCGATCCGGCAACCGGAAATCGAGCGGCGCGAAATTCGCGAGCTGCGCATGTTTGACGACTCGAGCGATGACGCATGGATGGCGTGAGGATCGCCGCGGCGACGCCGCGACAAAAGGACAAAGGTTTGAAACGAATCAAAGGCGAGCCCCGCACGAAAAACGAACTCGCGCGCAAGCTGCGAGCGATGGCGGCAAGGATCACAGACCGCGAGATGCTCGAGGCATTTTTGCGCGCGGTACCGGCCGCGGATCGCGAGCGCGTAGCGGCGCTTGTGGTTCCCCACGTTCGTTTCATTTGACGCGACACATGGAAGCTCCAAACGACTTTGACGCGGCAAAATCCCGCGATTTGGAATGGGCCATCTGGACCGAGGGCGCGCAGCTTATTTTTTTGCCGCGCCACATTCGCGTGCGGAATTGCGGCTATGTTCCCCCACCGGACCCAGGCCCCAAGGTAACGACCGATGGCATTTAAATCACTCGCGCAAGCGCGCAGACTCCTGGCGAGCGACTCCCCGCTCACCGAAGCACAGAAAGCGGAATTCAAAGCCGCGACGGATTTCTCGAAGCTCCCCGAGCGGATCAAGCCGGCCGCAAAGCCGCGGCCGCTATTCCCACGCCGAAAGAAGTAACCAGCATTGAAACCTAACCTGCGCCGGCCGGATAAACAACCGGATGAGGAATTTTTCACCACGATGCGCGAGCGGTTCCGCGCGGCGCTCGAGGCCGACGCGAACGACCGCAAAGCCGCGGAATACGATGTCAAATTCGCGGCCGGTGGAAAAAACCAGTGGGACCGCGCTGTATACGCGCAGCGCAAGAAAGCCAAGCGGCCGATACTCACCGAGAACCGGCTCGCGCCGAGCATCGCCCAAATTGTCAATGACGGCCGGCAGAACAAGCCGGCGCTCGAGTGCGAACCGATGGATGGCGCGACCGAGCAGAGCGCAGAGTATTTCGAGGGGCGCATCCGGCAAATCGAGTACGAGTCAGACGCGGACGTGGCCTACGACACGTCGCGCGAAGGGCAGGTTACTTGCGGCCGCGGGTTTTATCGCGTCACGACCGAGGCGACGGCCGGCGACGCGTCGAAGCAGCGCGCGTGCATTGAACCCATTGATAACCAGTTTGCGGTTGTGTGGGATCCGGCAGCGCAGCGGTACGACCTCGAGGACGCAGATTTCTGGTTCATCGTTCGCACCATTTCGCAGGAACAGCACGAGCGCGATTTCGGCACCGACACGCTCGCGTCGAAGCAGGGCTTTTTCCTCGAGGGCATCAACCCGGCGCCCGATTGGATGGGCTTAGGCTCAGGCAAGAACTACGTTCGCGTCGCGGACTACTACCATCGCGATTGGGATGACCTCACCGACGACGGACACCCCACGGTCAAAATCTGCGCGACGAATGGCGTCGAGGTTCTGGACGAGACGGACTGGATCGACCCCGCGGGCGTCATCCCGGTTATTCCGGTTTTTGGGAAGCAGCTCTTTGTCGATGACGAGAAGCGCAATTTTTCGCTGATCCGAAACGCCATCGACCCGCAAAAACTGGTGAATCTGTACGCGTCGAACATCGCGGAACAGATTAGCCAGATGCCAAAGAACCCCTACATGGTGGCAGAGGGGCAAATCGCCGGCCGCGAAAAAGAGTGGGAAGAAATCAACGAGGTTCAGCGCGCGGTGGTGCAGTACAAGACGCGCGCCGCGAATGGCGACCAGGCCGGCCCGCCAGTGCGCACCGCGAACGAGCCCCCCATCCAGGCGCTCGTTACCGGCTATCTGCAAGCTATCGACGCGATCAAAGCATCGATGGGCATCTTTGACGCAAGCCTGGGCGCCGGCCCCGGCGATACGGCCGGAATCGCGATTCAGAAGCGCCAGAAAGAATCGGATGTAGCGAATTTCCACTTTGCCGACAACGAGGAACGCTCGCGCAAAAAGTTGGGGCGCATCCTACTGCGGATCATTCCGTTACTCGACGGCACCGACCCCGCAGAGCACCCGATCCGCGGCGCCGATGGCAAGGTGCAAATGCGCCAGGTCAATGTACGATACCTCGACCCGAAGACCGGCCAACCCGTAATGATCGACCTCTCGAAACCGGGCGAGCACGGTATTGCGGTACGCACCGGCCCGTCGTTCACCAGCCAGCGGCAGGAAGAAAACGAGCGACAGGGCGAACTTATCAAGGCAGCGCCCGAGCTGCTATGGATCCTGGGCGATTTGTATTTCAGGACCAGCGACGGCCCCGGCGCGCAGGATATGGCCGAGCGCATGGAGCGCGCCATCGGGCTGCGTACCCCTGGGCTGATCGACCAGAAGCAAAACGACCCGCGGGCGCAGCTCCAGCAGGCGCTACAGCAGGCGCAGCAGGCGCACGTTCAGAACCAGCAGTTAATCGCAGAGGTTCATAAACTCGCGCACATCCTCGAGACGCGGCAGGCGGAATCTGACGCGAAGTTCAACATCGAGGCTTTGAAGTCCTGGACTCAGTTAAAGGTGGCGGAAATCTCCGCGAGCGTTAAAACCGGCATTGCCGACGCCGACCGCGAGGGCGCGCAGCTCGAGGCCATGTTTGACCAGGCTCACCAGGTAGGACTCGCGGCGATGGAGCACAGCCACCAGGTGCTACAGAACCAGCAGCAGCAGGACAACGCGATGGAATCGCAGCAGAACCAGCAGGAATTCCAGACCGCGCAGCTTCAGGCGGCGCCCGAGGTTCCACCGCGGCAACCACAGGTTAAGCAGTAAACCCACGCGTCACGGCCCGCTTAAAGACCGCGCGAAGGACACACATGGAAGAACAGGACGCCCCCCGAGGCGACTACTCGATTAGCGAGCTGCGCTCGATGATGACCGGCGAGCAGCCGGCCGACAAGACCAGCGAGGCTGATGGAGCTGAAGACCACACCGCGGAAGGTACCGACGCCGGCGACGGCGAGGGCACCGACCAGAACCGCTCGAATTCGGAAGCGAGCGACGCAGACGCAGACGGAAAAAAAGACGAGGGCAGACCCCGCGGCGAAGATGGCAAGTTCAAAGCGAAAGAGGGCGACAACGTCCAGAAGCGCATTGACAAGGCAATCAAGGCCCAACGGGAAGCCGAGCGCGAGCGCGACGAACTCAGAGCACAACTGGCTAAACCGGGATCGCAACCCGCCAAAGAAACAGCGCAGCCAGCGGCCGAAAAGAACGAGCGCCCCGATCCCGCGAAGTTTGAAACGTACGACCAGTACATAGAGGCTCTACAGGACTGGAAGTACGACGAACGCAAGCGGAAGGATGCCGCGGAAGCGCAGGCGGAAACTCAGCGCCGCGCAGAAGCGCAGACCCTGGGCGAGCACAATGCGCGCGTAGGAAAAGCCCGCGAAACTCACAGCGATTATGACGACGTTCTCGCGACTGTCGCGACATTGCAGATTTCGCGCGAGCTGCACCAGGCCATTGTCTCGAGCGAGTACGGCCCCGAGGTAGCGTACCGACTCGCGAAAGACCCCGATGAAGCCAAACGGATTGCGGCGCTTCCACCGCTGCGCCAGGTGGCTGAATTCGGCCGGCTCGAAGCTCTCGTAAATAAACCGGCTGCGAAAACCGCAGACAAAAAGCCACTGCCGAAACCGGCCGCAAAAGTGGGCGGCGGCGCCAGCGCAAAGTCCCTTGCGCTCGATGACCCCGATATTTCGATGTCCACTTTCAAGCGGCTCGCGACAGCGGCGCTCAGGAAATAAAGAGGAAAAATTTTGGCGAATAACGTAATTCTCACGCCGCAAGTGTTCACCCGCCTGGTTCTCATGAACCTGGGTGGATACCTCGCGGTTTGCAAGAACATGACGAAGCAGTACAGCAAGGAATTTGCCAAGGCCGGCGCAAAGGTTGGCGATACCGTCAGCGTGCGCAAACCGCAGCGGTTCCAGGCAACGCGCGGGTTGCTCTATCAACCCCAGGCGTTGACGAACATCAAAACGACGATCACCGTCAACGATGTAACAGGCGTCCATTTTGAATGGGATTCGGTTGAAAAAACCTTGTCCATCGATGAAATTCAGGAAAGCTACGCCAAGCCCGCGGCCATCGCGCTTGCGCACGATGTGAACTCGCGCGCCGCACAGTTCTGCGCGCAGAACACGTTTAACTGTGTCGGCACCCCCGGCGCGCCTCCGACGTTGATCGACACCTATCTGTCTGCCGGCGACAAGATCGTGCAGTTAGGACTTCCCCCCGAGGAAGACCTGAGCATGATTATCAATCGCAAAATGTCATCCAATTTTGTGATTGGCCAGAAGCAGCTCTACAATCCGGCCGGCTCGCTTGGACGTGCATACGACAAAGGCGAGGTTGACGGTTCTCCGCTTGGCTACAAATGGCACCGCGATCAAACGATCTATGTGCAGACGATTGGCGCCCAGGGCGGCACCCCGCTTATCAAGGGATCCGGACAGACCACCGCGAACGGCAACAACGACACGATGAACCTCGTAACGAAGGGCTGGACCGCATCGCAGGCGAGCATCCTTGGACCCGGCGACCGTTTCACCATCGCGGGCATCTATAGCGTCCACCCGCAGACTCGCCAGAGCACCGGCGATTTGCAGCAATTCGTGGTTCTCGCGAACGCCGCATCAGACGGATCCGGATTCTCGACTATCACGGTGGCCCCAGGCATCACCCCGAGCGGGCAGTACCAAAATGTCACCGCGACCCCGAACGATGGCATTGCCATCACCGTGCTTGGCGCGGCCGGCACTGCGAGCCCGCAGGCGCTTTTGATGCACAAAGACGCCTATGCTTTCGTGTCAATTCCGCTCGAGGATCCCAAGAGCGGGAAAGGTGTCGAGGACGCCTACCAGGAGACGGACACGGAAACCGGGCTGGTGCTTTCGTTCGTTCGCTTCTTCGACGGAACTAATCGCGTACATGGAAATCGTTTTGACATGCTCGATGGTTTCGGTGTTTTATACCGCGAACTCGCTTGCGTAGTCGCCGGCTAGTTTGATCCCCGCAGCTCCAACGGGCGCCCGCGATCCGCGGCGCGCCCCGCGGCTGCATTCGATCCAACAAGGACAACAAAAATCTGATGAACACTTTCAAACGACTCCTTTCTTTCGCGGCTACGCTCGCCATCGTGGCCGGCGCCGCATCGGCACAGACCAACACTCTGACGCAAACCTCGCTTTCGGCCGCGGCGCTCGCAACCGACAAAGTTGTGTATGTCACGTCCGCGACCAACATCAACGCGCCCTCTCTCCAGAACGGCACGATTGCAACCGAGCTGTACATCGTGGCACCGGGCAATCAGCGCGGCGAAACCATGACGGTTACGGCCGTCAATGGAACTGCCGTCAGTGTGCGGCGCAACAATGGCGGCGCGGCCGTCGCGTTCCCCTCTGGCTCCATGGTGCTCGCGGGAAACCCGAATTGGTTTTATGGCTACGACCCGAGCGGGAGCTGCACAGCGTCCGCGACGTTTGTAACCCCCTGGGTAAACGTGAAGACCGGCAACCAGTGGATCTGCTCGACCGTTACGACATCCTGGGTACCTGGATGGGGCAACAGCGCAGCTCTCGACGCACCGACCGCGGCCGTCGCGTCTGCGGCCGGCCTGATTACGCCGAGCGGCCCGCTGTTCCACATCACCGGCGCGCTCGCGATCACCGGGTTTAATATCCCGGTGGGCTTCGCTTTCGGTTCGTTCTGCGTGATTCCGGACGGCACCTTTACCACCACGACCGCCAACAATGTCGCTTTAGCGAGCACGGCCGTTGTGTCGAAACAAATCTGCTGGACTTACGACACGAACACGGCCAAGTTTTACCCCTCGTACTAACGCTTAATCCGGACGATTCGCGGCGCGCGCAGCGCGATCACGCCGGCTGTTCATTCACTGCGCGCGCCCCATCTCTCGAAAAAAGGATCCCCAATGCAGGAAGGCATTTTGAAGAAGCTTAACCCGAACGCGCAGGCGCCGGCCAAGCCCTACGAACACCAGGACTACCCGAGTGTGCGTTATCACCGCAGCGGCAAAACAACCGTTGTGAACAACGCCGATGAACACGCGGTGCTCATGGAAGACAAGGACTGGGCGGAAACCCCGGCTGCTTTTGCCGAGGCCGCACCGGCCGAAGATGCGGCCGCGGCGGACCCCGCAGCGCCGAAGAAATCCAGAAAGTAACGACCGATGACAACGCAGACCGGCACTGACCTGATAACAGATGCTCTGGTGGAAATTGGCGCGTACGCGGCCGGCGATCCCGTCAGCGCCGCGGACCTGGCAACCGGCCTGCGTTATCTGAATCGGCTCATTGATTCATCGAACGCCGAGAAGGCGACGATTTTTACGGCGCAGCTCGACACGCTCACGATGACGCCGAATAAGCAGAGCTACACAATTGGCGTGGATCCGGCCGGCGCCGCGGCGCCCGATTTCGTCGCGGCCCGGCCGGTAAAGATCACGAACGCGAATCTGCTTTTGAGCACCACCGTACGCCGCAAGATCGACGTTATCAGCGAGACGGAATGGGCGCGCATCAAGTACCAGAACGTTTCCGGCCCCCCGCGGAAGCTCTATAACGACCGCGGTTTTATCACCGGCTTTGCAACGCTGCGCTTTTACCCGATCCCCGACCAGGCGTACCAGTGGGAGCAATACTCCTGGCACCAGAACGCGAATCTTGCGCTTGCCGCGAACGCGATTGATTACCCCCCCGGTTATGCGGAATGGTGGGTGTATCACCTGGCTTTGCGTCTCGCGGCGCCGTTCGGCCGAACGCCGACCGAGGCAACCATCGAATTCGCGCGCGAGGCACGCGAGCGAGTAGCGGCTCTCAACTGCGAATCTCCGAAGCTCAACGCCGGCGATTCCGCGGCATTCATCGGCGGCGAGGATGCCGGCCTTTATAACTGGCTCTCAGGCCAGATCGAAGACTAACCCCCTAGATGAAATTTGACGGTTTCGCAGGCGCGGCTTATCAGGCCGATTCACTGCTCGCAGACGCGCAATCCTGCATCAATTGGTTTCTCGAGGGCGTCGAGAGTGGCGACGGGCAAAACGTCCGTTACCTGCGCGAAACCCCAGGGCTCACGCTCGCGCTCACGCTTCCTACGTCACCCATCCGCGGTATCTGGATTGGTGAAAGCAGGATGTTCGTAGCGGCCGGATCCAAGCTCTACGAGGTATTCAGCAACAACACCTATAACCTCCGCGGCGACATCGCGAATGATGGCAACCCCGTTCAGATGTTCCCGAACGGCAACCAGCTCTTTGTCGTCAGCGCCGGCCAAGCCTGGGTGGACACCGGCACCGCGGTTATCCCTGCGATCTTTCCCAATCGCTTCGGCACCGTCTCTGTAGACACGACCGGCCTGATAGTCACCTGGCTATCAGGGACGCAGTTCGATGCGTCGATGGTGGGCGGCATCATCTATATCGACAGCGCGCCGTTTACGGTAACGAGCTACACGAGCGCCACGGTAATAGGGATCAGCGAGCCCGCGCAGACGACCGGCAGCGCCACGTATCAGATGGCGCTCGCAGTCACCGGCACGGCAACATCGAACGGCACAACGACGTTGACCTGGGCGAGCGGCCTGCAATTCGATGACGCGATGCCTGGGCAAACGATCAGCTTCAACGGCTCGAATTACCTGATTGCAACGTTCGTCGATGCGACCCATATCACCGTTAACGCGACCATCGCCACGCACGCCGCGACCGCGTTCTCGATTACTCAACCCGTCTATGCGCTTCAGGGTGCTTTTCTCGATGGGTCATTTATCATCACGCCGGCATTCTCGAAAACGATGTACTCGAGCGCGCCCAACGACGGGACGACCTGGGATCTCCTGAACTTCGCGAAGAAAGAAGCCTACCCCGACAACATCGCGGCGATCTTGTCGGACCATGAGGAACTTTACGTCTTAGGGACGCAGACAAGCGAGGTTTGGCGCAGCGACCCGAGCAATACGAGTTTTGGCTACTCGCGCGACCCGAGCGCATTTATGCACCGCGGCTGCGTGGCACCCTGGAGTCTCGTACATATAGGCGATGGCGTCGCATGGTTGGGCGGCGATCCCCGCGGCTGGACCGTCGCGTACAGGGCGACCGGCTATGTTCCGGCGCGCATTAGCACGCACGCCATCGAGGCAGTTTGGGCGAGCTACACGACCACAGCCGACGCGGTTGCATTCACGTATCAGGATGAAGGTCATGAATTTTGGGTTATCAGTTTCCCGAGCGGAAACGCGACATGGGTGTATGACGCGACGGCCGGCGCCTGGCATCGCCGCGGCTGGTGGAACGGCGCCTCATGGGATCGCACCCGGCAGGCGTTCCACGGTTACGTGTTTGGCGCGCACTACGTAGGCGACTGGCAAAACGGCAATCTCTATATCCAGAGCACCGGAGTCTATGACGACAACGGCACCGCGATCTATCGGCAGCGCGCGGCGCCGCACCTCAACACAGAGCACCTCTGGACCTTTTACAGTGCCTTCGAGCTACTCACCGAGCTAGGGAATAACTCGACCTTCATCCTCGATTGGAGCGATGACGGTGGCGTGACGTGGCACGCGGGCGTCTCGATCACTTCGGCCGCGGCGACGGCGCGCTATGTGTGGCGCCGGCTAGGGCGTTCGCGTGATCGCGTGTTCAGGATCACGATGACGGCCGCGGCGAAACAGAGCATTGTCAGCGCCTATATACAGCTTCAGGCGGGCATCGCCTAGATGGCAGATCAGACGGCCGTTATTCCGGTACCCGTCCGAACTCCGCTGTTCAAAGGGGCAGGGAATTTAGACAGGACCTGGATTCTGTTTTTCGAGCAGCTCTTGAAGCTACTCAACCAGAGCAGCTCGAGCAGCTCGACGGGCGGCGGCACAACCACGACCACCGGGCTTATCCCCGTTCATGAAGTACCGACCGGCCCGATCAACGGCTCGAATGTCAGCTTTCAGCTTTCGTACGTTCCGGTGAACGGTTGGCTTGTTCTGATGCTCGCGAACTCGCTCCAAAGTTCCGAGACTGTCGATTACACACTCACCGGCAACGTCATCACGTTAAACAGCGCGCCCGAAGTAGGCGACACGCTCAAAGCCTGGTATTTCAGCGGCGACGCGCCGGCCGGCACTGTACCCCTCGCGCACCCCGTCAGCGGCTATAAGCACCGCGTTTATCTCGCGACCCTCTCGCCGGCGACCTGGACCGTGCCGAGTACCTGGGATCCGGCCAACAATCGCGTGGAGTGCATCGGCGGCGGCGGCGGCGGCGACGGCGGGCAGGCGAGTGGCGGCGGCGGCGGCGGCGGCTACGGCTCGAAACAAAACCTCGCGCTCACACCGGGCAGCGCGATGTCTTACCAGGTGGGCGCCGGTGGACACTTCGCGAACGGCGGCGATACCTGGTTTGGCGGCTCGAACATCGGCACTTGTCTGGTGGGCGCGCACGGTGGCGCTCGAGGACTAGGCGGCGCAGGCGGCGCAGGCGGCACAGGGATAGGCACCCTCACTTACCAGGGCGGCGACGGCGGCAGCGCGAGCGGCCTGAATTTCCAGGGCTCAGGCGGCGGCGGCGGCGCGGCCGGCCCGAACGGTCCAGGTGGTTCAGGCGGATCCGCACCGGGCGTTACCGGCAATGGCGGCGGCGGCGGCGGCAACAGCGGCGGCAGCGACGGAAGCAACTCGCAGCCAAACCCGAGCTATGCGGCCGGCAACGGTGGCGCCGGTGGTGGTGGCGCGGCCGGCTCATTCCCGGTTGGCGCCCAGGGTGGACAGACCGCAGACGCGGACGGCACGGCCGGCACCCAGGGCGGCGGCGGCGGCGGCGGATCGTACAACTACGGCGGCGGCGCCGATGGTGGCAGCGGTTCCGAATGGGCGACGAACGTGGGCAGCGGCGGCGGCGGCGGCGGCTGCGGTGCTTTCCCGAACGTGCGTGGTGTCGGCGGCGGCGCAGGCGGATTGTATGGCGGCGGCTCCGGTGGGACCGGCACGTTTGGCGCGGCCCGGTTTGGCGCGCCCGGCATCATCGTCATTTCGTGGGGCGTGTAGCGTATGGCAAAGACAGTACGCGGCGCGTTTCACCCCGAGCTGATCCGCGGCGACAAGCGACAAGGCGATAACGACGTAATTTTGATGTTCGGCGGCGGCAGCGCCACACCCGGACACTCGCTAACGTTTGACGGAAACGGCAACGCTATCGACAGCGGCGCCGCAGGCGGCGCAACGCTCGAGAACAACGGCACCGCGAACGGTTCGCAAACTCTACTCAACCTGAAAAACGGCGCCGGCATCGCGATCACCGATGATGGCGTGGGTGGAATCACCATCGCCGGCAGCACGCCGGTCTGTGATGTGGTTTTCGCCTATCCCGGCGCGCCCCCGAATGCCGTAACTTTTTCGCTGGTAATCTTCGCGCGCACCGTCAATTTCGCGGCGAATTTCGCCGGCTCGCAAGGCTATTGCGGCGCGGCGCCGAGCGCATCGGCAACATACACGTTTTACAAAAACGGTGTTGCTTGCGCGACCGCGGTAATTAACACCAGCGGCACATTTACGTTTTCGACCACAGGCGGCGCCCCCGTTTCGTTTGCGGCCGGCGACAAATTGACGGTACTCACGCCGGCGACCGACCTCACGCTCTCGAGCGTCACGATGACGCTCGCCGGCACCCGATAAAGGACACACAAACAGTTTGGCTATTCAGTACCCTGGCGGGACGATTGTTTCGACCTCGCAGACCATGAGCAGCAAGGCCACCATGCAAGCGACGATGGTGACGCAGCTCGCGACAGCAGGATGGACGCAGAGCACCGGCCCATCGGGCGGCGGATCGCAGACCGTTACGCTCACCATTGCATCGCCTGGAGTTGTGAATCTAACGGCGCACGGCCTCGTCGCAAACGATCAGGTCATCTTTGCGACGACCGGCGCGCTTCCCACCGGCATTTCCGCGGGCACAGTCTATTTCGTGAAAACCGTTCTGACTTCCGGCACGTTCACGATTGCGGCGACCGCAGGCGGCACCGTCATCGCGTTTACGGGCTCGCAGAGCGGCACGCAAACGATGGTTTCCACCGTCCGCATGGATTCGGCCGCAACCCCCTGGGGCGTCAAAACGCGCGTGAAAATGCAGGACAACGCCGGCGCGTGCCTCACCTTCTCGCTCGAAAATTCAAACAGTACCCTGGTGGGCGGCAGCTCGAGCTCGAACAACGGTTGTTTTTTGCTTCCCGGCGCGACCGCGTTCAGGATTCTCGCGAATCAATACCAGTGTTTTGTTTTCACGCCGATCACGACCGGCGCGCGCCAGTATGTAGCATTCGGAACACTCTACCTGCCGACCTTTCTGCAGGGAGTGCTTACCGAGTGCGGCTGGATGGAGTGCAACTCCGCAGCCGATAACGACACTACTCCGCGCACCAGCTTCCGCACCATATTGTCGAGTACCGGGCAGCGTAATTTGCAATGCATCGCCAACGGCTCACTACTCGAGGTAGCGAACGCCGGAGGCAACAACGGCAATCTTTTTATTGCGCCGGCCCGCGGTGTCCCTGGCGACGCGACCGGACAAACAGGCCTGCACTGGCACGACTCAAGCGCGCTGATGCTCGAGCCCCTCGTCGGTTGGGCAACATCGGCCGTCGCGAACGAAGCACTATTACGCGGGCAGCTTTGGGGCGCGGTGGTTATCGAGGACACGTTCACCGGCGACGCTACGACCACGTTCGATTCACATAACTGGTGGAACGTCACCGACAACAACACCGGCGCAAAACAGAGCCTCTTTATCATCACGAGCTAAGGCGCAGTGGTTACGATCCAGAGCGCCGCGACGGTTCCGACCGGCGCCGTAAGCGAATTCACCGGACTAACGTTCTCGAGCGGCTCGCTTACGAAGATTGCCGGCCTGCACACGACGCACGGCTGCTATGAACTCCGCGGCGGCAACGCGACGGCCGCAGGCGTGCCCGCGGGCGGCTTCACGCGGTTTGACCCGTTTCTCACCTGGACGCGGTACGCGTGGACAGCACCCGCGACCGCGCAGTATGCCATCCAGAGCGCGGCGACGGTTCCGACCGGCGCCGTAAGCGAATTCACCGGACTAACGTTCTCGAGCGGCACGCTTACGAAGATTGCCGGCCTGCACACGACGCACGGCTGCTATATGCAGCGGCCGGCAACGCTCTATGCGGCCATCGATGGCGCCTGGGAGTTGAAGAAAATCGCGGACCTGTTATTGAGCATCGCCGGCGCAGGCATCCCCGCCGTGACGATCCCCGGCGCCATTCCGCTAGTGCAGATCCTCGAATGAAAATCAGGCGCACGCACGACCTCGCGCTTATTCGCGCGATTTTTACGCACCCGACGCAGTACGACGCGGCCGGCGACGATTCGGCGCCGCGCGCGGAAGACTTCGAGCCCAACGCAGACGAACGGATCTATTACCTCGAGATCCGCAGCGATGACGGCCTGATAGCGGGCGTCATAACGCTGGTTCCGGAGAACTGCGCGAGTTATCAGATTCACATTGCCGTGCTCCCGAGCGCCTGGGGCAAAGCGGCAGAGTATCTCCGCGGCGCCATCGCCTGGAGCTGGCAGCACACGCCGGCGCGGCGGATCGTCGCGCGGATCCCCGAGTACAACCGGCTCGCGCTCGCGCTCGCGCGGCGCGCCGGCCTCGAGCAGTACGGCCGCAATGAACGGAGTTTCCTGAAGCGCGGCCGGCTTTGGGACACGGTTGATTTCGGCATTTCCCCCAGGATTGAAAGGAAACCCCATTGAAACGTCTAATTCTTCTCGCCGCGCTCGCGTGGCCCCTCGCCGCGCAGTATTCGGCAACTTGCAACAATGCGACCCCGGCAATCTGCAGTGTTGCGACCCTCGCGAATGAGGTGCGCACCAAACCGCAGGCGGCGCCGACCTCAACCACTACCGTAACGGCGCAGGATGCCTATCTCGAAGCGGTCACGATTACCAACACGACAGCCGGCGCCGTCACTTTTACCCTGGCGGATAAGCAGGGCTCGCCTGTCGCGTTTCTCTCCGCGGTGTCGATCCCGGCGAACAGCACAACCGTCATCAGCATCCCGCTGTTTTATTGGTGTCCTGGCGGCTTCACGGTTGCCGCGGGTGGATCCGGTTTGACCTACTCGACGGTGTTCAAACAATGAAACGCGGCGCAATTCTGGCGGCGGCGCTCGCCGCGCAGGTTACGACCGTTCCACCGGCGAACATGCCGGTGTTCACCTCGCTGGTTCAGGACGCCGGCACGGATGTGATCTGCGCGCTCCATGCCGACACGATCGCCGGAATGACGTGCGGCAATGCCGTGACCGATGCAACGACAGAGACAGCGTTCGCGCACGGAGTCACGATTCCGGCCGGCGCGCTCTCGAATAACACCATTACGGTGAATTCCGCATTTCTGATCCATCCATCGTCGGCATCGTTGCCGACCCTCGTTTATTCTTTGCGCCTCGGCGGCATCAACGGGACCAAAATTCTACAGACGCCGGTTATGGTGGCGAGTGCGAGCGGAAACATGGCGTTTTTGGCGTCCTGCACCATATCGGCGCTCGCGGCAAGTTCCGCGTCAACTCCACTGCTCGCGAGCTGTTCGAACATCCAGAACAACAATAATCTCCTGTTCGGCTCCAATATCCTGATAAGCAACACCACGCGCTCCATCACCGCGGACACGACCACGGCCCAGACGCTCGTTTGGACGGTCCAGTATTCGGCCGCGACCGCGAGCAACGCCATCGGGCTCTACTCGATGTTCAACGGCATTCGATAGGTTTTTTCGCGGCAATTGACGCGACCGAGTCGCAAAGAAACACCCCCACAGGACCCCTAAAAAATGGCTTCACTCGTCACAGGCGTTATCAACGGTTTCCAAGGAAGTTCAGCGGCGCATAATGCGGCCAACGCAGCATCGGCCGGCTTTAATAAGGCCGCGGGCACGATGGCCGACTCTGTCAATAATGCAGGGACGACGCTGGCGAACGCCGCGAATTCAGCCGTTTCGATGGGCACTGATGCAGGAAAAAACGCGCAGGATCTAGCCATTGGAACTCAACAGACCGGCGCCACGAACCTGACCAACACGGCAGCGGCAGGCGCGAATTCCGCGACGGCGGCAGGAGCGGCGGCAGGAGCTGGCGTCACCGATGCAGCAGCAGCGGCAGGAGCTGGCGTCACCGGCGCAGCGGCCGACGCGAACGGCATGCTGAACCCCTACATCACGCATGGGGCGCAGGCCTCCGACAATCTCGCGACCGCAATGGGCCCAGGCGGATCGCTCGCGCCGAAAAGCGCGAGCGACATCATGCAGAATGACCCTGGTTATCAGTTCCAATTGCAGCAGGGAGAACAAGCCCTCGCGCGAGCTGCGGCCGCGAGCGGACAGAGCGGCAGCGGCGCGTTTCTGAAATCCCTGAGGAATTACGCGACGGGCGCCGCGCAGTCTGGTTATCAGCAGGCATTCAACGACACGCTCGCGCAGCAAAACCAGCAGTACAACCAGATGAAAGGCGTCGCGGATTCGGGCGCCGCGGCGGCGACCACGGCCGGCGGGCAAAAGATGGCCGGCGCCGAGTACGCCGGCAACGCGAACATGACAGGCGCCGAGTATTCCGGCAATGCCAATATGCAAACTTCCGAATTTGGCTCGACGATGAACACCAATGCGGCGGCGGCGAACGCCGCATCTGGCAACCAGGCGGCACAGTACGCAGGGAATGCCGGTATCCAAACGAACGAGTATGCCGGCGATTCCCTGCTAAAAACGGCAGGCCAGATGAGCCAGAACCAGATGACGGGCGGCGCCTACGAGGGCAATATGTATGGCAACGCCGGCGAGGCGACAGCCGCGGGCGATATGGGCGCGGCGAATGCCTGGAGCGGCGCGCTTGGCAGCATCGGCAACGGGGTGAATAGCTTTGTCACCGGAGGATGGGGCGGCGGCAATGGCTTTAATCTTGGCGGCGCGATGACGGGAAATCCGAATTACGGGAAGAAAAGCTAAATGGCAGATTTGGGATTCATCGCGCAAGGTGTTCGACCTGTCCAGGTGGACACACCCACCGAGGCATACGCGAAGCAGCTCGCGCTTCAGAACGCCGCGCAGGAGCAGACCTTGCGCGATCAGCAAATCCAGGCGGGCAAGCAGGAAAACCAGCAGCGCCAGTTATTGCTGGATGACCAGCGCAAGATGGCAGAGGTTCTGCAGCGCCCCGATGTAGGCGGCGATTTCGAGAAGGCTTTACCGCTCTTATCGGGCGCAGGCGTCAGTTATCAAAGTATCCAGGCGGCACAGAAGGCGCACGCCGAAAACGGCGACAAGGTAGCGCAGACCCGAAAGGCCAACGCCGACGCGCAGGAGGCCGAGCAAAAGGCCAGGGATTCGCAAACCGACCTGTTAGGCAAAACGCTGCTACACGTCAAAGACTCGAAATACTCCCTCGAGAGTTTCGGTGCGGCGATGAACCAGCTCGAGTATGCCAACCCTGCGATGAAACAGCAGCTCGACCAATATCGGGCACAGGTGGCGCAGGCGCCGGACCCGGCCGCGGCCATTCAGCAAATCACCGACCAGGCGCTCACGACCTCCGGTGTCGGAGAAGCAGCCGACAAAGCGCGCAGCGAGCGCGCCGCGAAGGATGCGGAGACGGCCAAGGCCAACGCCGACTTGCCACGCGTGCGCGCCGAGGCGGCAATCGCGCAGAACAAAGCCGACCAGATCAAGAACACCAAACCCGAGGACTATAACGCGCTGATTGATTCAATCGTCCCGCCGAACGTCAAGGGCAACGAGGCGCTCAACCTGCGTACGCGTTCCACGGTGCAGTTTTATTTGCAGCGCGGCGATGTGGAGAAAGCGCAGGCAGCTCTAACGAGCGCCGCGGCCGAGGTTCGTCAGCTCGAAGTGGCCACCGATCCGCGCGTAGCGGCGAACAAGATCCACATTTCGGTTGCCGAAAACGCCGGCAAGAACGCGGAAAACACCGGCTCGATGTCGGATGACGATTGGAAATTCGCGGGCGAGCAGTACGGCCGCACCGGCATCATGCCGTCTCTTGGCAATGGCAGCTCCGCGGCCAAACTGCGAATCATGAAAGAGGGCACAGCCTGGGCGCGCGCGAACGGCTACAACGCCGCGGACGTTACCGCGATGCACGCAGCCTATAAAGGCGACACGGAGAGCTTGAAATCCTTCCAGCGGAATCGCGACGCGGTTGTGAGTTTCGAGCAGACCGCAACCAAGAATCTCGACCAGTTCGTAGCACTCGCCAAGCAGCTTACCGATACACACTCGCCAATGTTCAACAAACCGTGGCGCGAGGTTCAGAAAACTTTCGCCGGCAATCCGACCCTCGCCGCGGCGAACGCGGCGCGCCAGGTCGCGAACAACGAAATTGCAAAAGTCACTTCGGGCGGCGGTTTGTCCGGTGTTCTCTCCGATACGGCGCGCGCGGAAGTCAACAGCTACAACCCCGCCGATGCCACGCTCGAGCAGACTTTGCACATTGTGCAGGTGCTCAAAAACGATATGGCGAACCGGCACTCGTCGATGGATGCGACGGTGGCAGACATCAAAACCCGACTCGCGAACGGCGGCAGCTCGACCGCGGCCGCGGGCGGATCGGGCGCGAGCTCGCAGAAAGTAGATGGCCGGTTTAACGAGAAGACCGGAATGATTGAGCGCAACTAATGGCCGATAAGATCATCGCGGTACCTGGCGCGGGAAACATCGCATTTCCGGACTCGATGGCCGATGAGGATATCGCGCGCGTAATCCGACTGCACACCCCCGAGCCCGCGACGAAGGGCTCCCCCGAGTGGGTCAACTGGCGCACATGGCGCCAGAAGGACCTCGAAGCGAGCGAGACAAAGCAGGCGACGGCCCAGGGCAAAGGCTTCATTAATACCGCTATCGACAACCTCAAGGGTTTGTGGGCGTCGCTTCCGCACGGCACCCCGAAGCAAATCGCGCAGCAGCAATTTAACAACGTGGTGGGTGTTGCGACCGGCGCGCAGGCGGAAGCGGCCAAGGCGAAAGCGGCCGCGCAGGATCCGACGCTCACCCCGTACGAGCGCGGTGTATCTGCGGCCGGCCATAGTCTCGCGGCCGTGCTTCCCTTTGGACCGCAGGCGGCGCAGACCGGCGAGCAAATCGCCAATGGGCAATATGGCGACGCCGCGGCGAATGCGCTCTTTCTCCTGGGCCCGTCTGCGGTTATGCACGGCCCCGAAGCACTCCGCGGCGGCGCGCGCGCAGTCAAAACAGGCATTCAAGCGGTGGCGCCCGGTTTGCTCGACGCGACCGCGGACAGCTTGCACCAAAGCGGCACGACGCAATACGCGCGCGTGCTGAATCCGACGACGAACGCGAACAAGGCGCGCACGGCCGCTATCGTTCCCGAACTCATGAAGCGCGGCGAAACCGCGCTCACGCTGCGAGGGCTCAACGACCGCGCAACCGGCCAGGTAGCGAAGTTCGGGCAGCTCATTGGCCAGGCCTGGGACAATTTGCCGGCCGGCACTACGACCGAGCTGCAACCGATTTACGACCGGCTCCAGAACGAAATCGAGAACGAGCACTCAATTCCGGATGCGAACGGCAAACTGATCCCCAAAAGCCCCGTCGCCAAACAGGCCATCGGCAACCTGAACTCGCTGCAGGAAGTGCTCATGGACGTTGCAGAGCCCGACCCCACCACCGGCGAGCTGCGCGTACCCGTCGATAAGATGCGCAGCTTGCGCCAGTACTTCGACCAGGTACAGAAAGACGCCGGCGCTTTCGAGGGAAAAAATCTATCGCAACAGGCAGTAGGGCGCGCGCATGAAGTTGCGGCCGACGCGATCCGCGCGGAACTCGCGAAGGATCACCCGGACATTGCGGCGCTCAACAAAGAGTATTCGTTTTGGTCCGATGTCGCGCGCGTGACCGGCGACACGCTCCAGCGGCGCCAGGGGCAACGCGTTCCGTTGACAACGCGGATCGCGCAGGCGGCGGGATTCGCGAAAGGCGGATTCGCCGGCGCGGAAGCGATGAAGCAGCTCACCACGCTAACCAGCTCGCCGGCATGGGGCACGATGTCCGCGGTGCTCAAAGACCGGCTCGCCAATGCCATCGCGACCGGCAACCCCGGCGCGGTGCAATTCACGCTGAACCAGATCGCCGGCGCAGCTCCCGCGGCGGCGCCAGGCCAGCAACCCCCACCGGGCGCAGCTCCCGCGGCGCCAGCTCCGACGCCGGCCGGATCGCCGGCCCCTGCAGCTCCGCAGCAGGGCACAGGCGGCGCAGGAATGGCGCAGGCGCTCATTCAGGCATCGAACGGCGCAGCCCCCCCGGCCGCGGCGCCGGCCAGCTCCGCGGCGCAGATCGCCAGCGCACCGGCCGCGGCCATTGCGCACGCAGCCCCCGCGGAAGTTTCGCGGATCGCGGCGCCCCCGGCGCCGGCCGCGGAAGCGCCGGCCCCCGTACAATCAGAGGCACCACCCAATGAAAAAGCAAGCAGCAGCACCACCCCCGTTTCCGCACCCGAACAACCCGCAGAAAGCGACTCCGGAGGAAATCGAGAAGGGGCACCGGCTCCGAAACCGTCTAACGCTGGCACTCAGTCTGCGGCTCGCAAAGATGAGCACACCGGGAATGAAACAAGCATCTCCATCCCCGGCAGTAATGCCCGATACCGAGCGGTTTACAAGCTAGTCCCTGGCGAACGCGTCCAGGCATCGCACAACGGGCAGACCTTTGAGGCAAACCCCCGTTACCTCGAGGGCACCGGGATCACCAACGAGCGCGACTATACGAACATCGCGACCCACGCGAAGGTAGTCGAGAACTCGACGCGCGAGAACTTCGATCCGAAGTACATCGTTTCGGACATCGAACACGGCACCGATGGCCCGAGTGTTGCGCTCCGCTTGTCCGATGACGGGGATTATCATCTCGCGGGCGGCAACGCGCGCGACCAGATCCAACAGCGCGTGTACGCGCAGGATCCGAAACGCGGCCTGGGCCTTGTCGATTTGATGGCCAAGCGCGCCGACCGTTTCGGCTTCACTCCCGAGCAGGTGTATGACCTCGCAGACCGCGGACTCGAACCGCGGATCATTCGCGAGCTGCACCCCGAGGAAATCGCGACCCCCGAAAAGATCCGCAACATGATCGCGGATCTAAACAAGAGCGGCACCGGCGCGCTCACACCCGCCGAGCAGGCTATCGCGGACAGCCGGCGCGTTTCTCCCGAGACGCTCGACCACATCGCGCAGCGGCTCGAGGACAAAGGACCAGACGCCACACTTGCGCAGATCCTCGAGGGCAAGAGCGGTATTGAGATTCTGCAACGGTTGCTCGATGACGGAGTAATCGCGAAGGGGCAGCGCGCGGCGCTCGCCAATGAGGAACAACTCACGCCGGCCGGCAAGCAGCGCGTTAGTCAATTGATGCTTGGCCGGTTTTTTGAGAACCCGGCGCAGCTCGATCACATGGCGCCGTCGATCCGCAACAAGGTGGAACGGCTCGCCGCACCCCTCGCGCGCGTCGAGGCGACCCCGTACAACCTTTCAGGCCACATCCAACAGGCAATGGGCCTGCTGGAAGCACTGCCAGAGGGATCGACTATCGATCACTATCTCGCGCAGGGCGAAATGTTCCCCGATATGGCGCCGAAGCAGTACAGCCCCGAGGCCGTCGCGCTCGCAAAGCAGCTCCAGGACCGCGACCCCAACGCGCTTGTGAAATCCATCCGTGCGTACGGCGAAGATGCCAAATATGCGGCCGAGCAGAAAGACCAGGAAGGTTTCGCGGGAATGTTGCCGGATCCGCGGACGCCGGCCGAGGCATTCAAAGAGCATTTCGGAGATGACGCGATAGCGAACGAGGCCGCGGCCAAGGCCGAAAAGAAGGCCGCGAAGCAGCAGCCCGCGGCGCCGGCGAAACCCGAGCTCAAAGCGCCGGCCGCGGCGGCGGCGCCGACCAAAAACCCTTTCGCGAACATCCCTGATTCGCATTACGAATTGACGCCGGCGCAAAAGGGGATCCAGAACGCGTTTCGGAACTTCCTGAAATCGAACCCCGCGGCCGCGATTGCTGACTACCTGAAGCGATTCACCAAAGACGGCGGCACGGTGGAAATCAGCGCCGACAACGGCAAGGAACTTTCAGGCGACTACATGAAAGACCCCTCGCACGCGACCAAGGCCGTGCATGAGGGCGGCAGTGCGGTGGCAAAGGAAGCGTACCGGCTCACGCTGGATCAGCCGGCGCCGGAAGGCAAGGCCGATGCGGTGCTCGCGACCGCGGGCGGATCCGGCAGCGGCAAGACCACCGCAACCAAAACCGTACCCTCAATCGCGAGCGTGCGATCCCAGGCGCATATCATCTACGACGCGACCCTCTCGAAGTTCGACAGCGCGCAAAAGGTGATCGACGCCGCGCTCAAGGCCAACAAAAAAGTTGTGTACGCGTACGTTGACCGCGACCCGCTGGAGGCATGGAAAGGCGCCATCGGCCGCGCAAAAAGCGAGGGGCGCACGATCCCGCCCGAGTATCACATCGACGGGCATATCGGCGCGCGCGAAACGCTCGACCAGCTCCGCGAGAAGTACAAAGACAATCCGGACGTGCAATTCCGAGCGATTGACAACCGCGGCGCGCCGGCCGACGCCCACGAGATTGACCCCGACGCGATCCCGAAGGCCGACACTATCGACCGCGGCGCCGCGCTCGAGGCAATGCAAAAGGCGCTCGACGAGGCGCTCGCGAACGGAGAAATTACGAAGAAGATTTACAACGAGATGACGCAGACGAAGACGCCGAAGAAGTAAGGCGCCGGCCGCGGAATGAAGTTTACCTGAAAGGACAAGGCGAACTCTAAACAGTAGCGTGCTTCAATGCTTCAATGAGGCCGCGGCCGGCTTGAAAAGACTGTACCACAGGATGCGCGCGCACGCATCATTTCTCCGGTTTGGCCGGCTTATCCTCGCCGGCATTTTTCCGGATGTTCTCAACCATCCCCCCCACCATCAAATCGGCCAGCTCCGCAGCACTCAGGGAATTCAGGAACTTTGTGCGCTCGCGCAGATTCGTTATCGCGTCGAGTTTCTCGCGGATTTCCGCCAGTCTCGCCGGATCGGTTTTAGCCATCGTTTCACCCCCTCTTTTTTAGACTGCATTCGTGCGCCAGAAGTTGCCGCGCACTCAGCTCTACTCCGCAATTCGGACACGGCCGCATGATCCGCGGCCGGCCCCCCTTAAAATTCTTACGCGCCGCGGCCATCTCGCGAGCTGCGCGTTTCGTCAGTTTGCGCGCCATTCCTGTACCCTCACATAATCAACCGCGGCGGCGACCGTTGGCCAGGCCCTGCCGTTTGGGGCAAGGTGCGCGGCGCCGTCTGGATCGCGCAGCAGGTACGGCCACAGCGCCGTAGGATGCCCGCAATGCTCGAGCCACCATCCTGCGCGGTGGATGTAGCAGCGATAGCGGCCGGCGAGCGGCGCCCATCCGTGCGCGCGTAATTCCTTTGGCGAGATTCGCACCCGAGGGGCGGCGATCACGCGCGCCCCTTGAGTGCTGCCAGCTCAGTTTCGGCCGCGGCGAGGTTCGCCCGCAGCTCATTCACCTTTGTTTCGGCGCGCTCGATGTCTTCCGCGAGCGCGTGCGCAGCGGCCGCGGCGACCATCTCCGGATTGCGTCTGAGATGTTCCCCCACCGCGGCCGTGATAACCTCGCGCATTTTATCGCGCGCTGCGAACGATGCCTCACTTGGCGCGCTGCTCACGTAGAGCGCGTGGTATCCATTCGGATCGCTTTTTTCCGTGTACGGCGCCAGGGTGCGGCTCTTGTTCGGAGAGAGCGCGAAGCTCAGGAAGTTATCGCCGCCAACGAAAGAGCGCGAGCCCGTCAGTAAGACGAACTCGCGCCCGCCGAGTTGTTCCAGGATTGTTTGCGCTACCGTTAAATCACTCATTGATTCAACAATAGCAGTTTGTGCGAACAGCGTCAAGCCCCCGGCCGGTAGCGCCGGCCGAAGATAATGAACCCGAGCGCGAATTTCGCGAGTTTGGGCAATGCGAGCGGACCCAATGCGATGACCCAGGGCCCCCACGCGTCAGGCGCCTGCGGGATCACGCCGGTAGCGAGGCAGAACAGAACCCACAGAACCGCGAGCAGCATGTACGCGCGATAGATCACGGCCGCGGCTCCATCATGGCCGCTAACGCGTCTGCGCACTGTTCGACCGTCGCGCGCACGTACGGCAGCTCGCGATAGACATCCTGCATTTCGAGCGGCTGCGGTTTTGAGTGAAACGCCCGCAGGCGCGCGGCCGTTTCTTCCAGCTCCGGAGTGGGTTGCGGCGCGTGGATCCACGCGCGCAATCGCGCCTCATACGCAGGACACAAATCGCCGGCGTGCGCGAAATCGCCACCGAGCCACCACACATCGGCCGGCATTCCCGCGGCCGGCACATGGCAGATTTCGCCATTGCACGCGGCCGAGTACGTCAGCCCGCCGTGGAACGGCACCGCATCGTCGATTTCCCCGTATTCTTTCCCGTAGAACGGATGTTCGCGCGGGATTCCCACATACCCGCACCACTGCCCACCTGGACCGCGGCGCAGCATGCAGGCGAAACCCGCATGGATCCACTCGACCCGATCCGGTTCACTTTGCCAGGGCCCAGGGCCCCAATCTGATTTGTCAACAACTGTGAGTTGCGGAACTTCCTCAGTCATGCGGTTGCCTTTCGTTTTTGCTTGCGCTTTGGTTTCGCCCACCGTGCATTACTCGCAGCGCGCGCAGCTTCCGAGCGTTGCTCTTTGGTCGTGCCTTTCCATCGCAGCGCCGCGAGCGCGGCCGCGGCTGTTTTTTTCGCCATAGGTGAGATTGTAGCAGAAAAATGCGTGCGCACGCTTGACGCAGTTCGCACAAACTGCTATCGTCAATCTAGCAATGAAAAACACCTACCTGAAAGAACTGGAAGCGGCCGACCGGCGCTACCAGACGCAGCTCGAGGAAGAAGCGGCCGAACGCATGGAAGCGTACGACCGCGGGCTCTGCTCGCTTGGCGCCGCTTTCGCAGGCGGCGCGCAGTACGAGAAGGAACTCGCAGAGAGCATGCAGGAAATCACGGCAGAGGTAGCGGCGCCTATCGCCGCGGCGCTTCACGGTTGGCTGCGCGCAACTCGCGCAACCAGAAAGGCAGCTTAAACGATGGCGACGGCTTTAACCCAACCGCGGCAGATGGTTTCAAACGAAATCAGACTGACCGCGACCCCGCAGACAATCGCGTTCAAGTACATCGAGGGGCGCGAAGTACACAGCACCTTCCCCGGTGGACGCGCGATGTTCACGGCCACAGACGGCCGCAAGCTGTTCCTGAACGGCGACAACGCGAGCGAGCTGGAACACGGTTTGCTTGATGCCGAGGTTCGCGCCGGCGAACCCTGCAACGTGTCACGCGTGCAGCACACGCGCGGCGGCGGCTTCTCGATCCGCGTGGAACGCATCACACCCGAACCGGCACCCCCGGCGAGCGCGCACTCTTGGCAGGGAAACGCGCCCGCGGTGGTACCTGGTGGATGGACTTCAAGCAACCAAACCCAGGCTAACACGCCGGCGCCCCCTCCGGTGGAACTTCCGGAGATGCCAAACGCGATGGCCGAGGCGTTCTTTGCCGCAATCGACGCGATCCGCCACGCGCAGGAGTACGCACGCAAGAGCGGCGCAGGGCTCACCTTCTCCGAGGAAAGCGTACGCGCCGCGGCCATCTCGATCTACATCCAGAACGCGAAAGGAGGCCGCTAGTGGCAGGCGCAGCGCGCAAGAGCGCGCCCACTTTCGAGCTGCGGATTACCGGCGAGCGCGCCGGTATCCCGATGTCTCGCGAGCTGTACAACGGTGGCAGCGAGAACACGGCGCGCGGTTGCCTGTATGTGGCGCGCGAGTCAGTCATAGCGAGCGGCGCAACCGCACTGCTTACAATCTGGACAACCGAACACCGCGACGGCGCGCGCTATCGCGAAATGATCCTTCGGCAGAACATCCACCAGGGCAACCCGTTCAATGTCGAGGAATTCTCCCAGGGAGGCGCGCGCAAATGAGCACCGCGTCTCTCGCACTTGGCACGCTGTTCGACGGCGCGCCCGACTTGCTTGACGGCTTCGAGGCAGCGCCGGCGACCACGGCGCTTGTCCTCGAAATGCCGGCGCCAAAGAAGACCCTGCGCGACCATCTCGAGGGTGTAGACCTGATCCTCGAGACGCTCGACCAGCTCGACGCGGAAGACCTCACCGAAGCGCGCAAAGTGGAACTGAGCGAAGACCTGATATCGGCCCTCGCCGGCACGCGCGCCAAAGTGGACAACGTACACCGCGCGCTCGCGATGTTTGAAGGGCTCGAGGCCGCGGCCGAAACCGAAATCGCACGGCTTGCGGCGCGCGTGGCGAGGTTCGCACGGCAGCGCGAGCGGTTGACCGATTACGTCATGGCCACCATGAGCGCGTCGAAGCTGACGCAGCTCGACGGCGAAACGGTCACATTCAAACTGCGGACCAACCCCGTCAAAGTGGCGATTGACGACCCCGACCTGATCCCGCAAAACCTTCTGCGGTTCAAGGCGCCACCCCCGCCCGAGCCCAACAAGGACGCGATTAAATCCGAGCTGAAATGCGGCCGCGAGGTTCCCGGCGCCCGCCTGATCCAGACGCAGAGATTGGAGCGCAAATGAGCCCCGCGAGCGCGCCCAACGCGGCCGACACCGTAATCCTTGGCTTTATGTGCGTCATGCTCGTATACGCGCTCTGGCTGCTCGTAATCGGCATCGCCGCGGCGATCCGCGGCGGCGACTCGCACGAACTCGAGCACTTCGAGAACTGGCTACCGAGCTGGATCGCGGCCGGCTGCTACTTGATCGGCTTCCTGATCGGACGCAGGCGCGAGCCCGCGCAGAAGGCCGGCAGCTCGCGGCCGTCCCAACGTACATCGAACGCGGAGGCGCCCGGCTCCGTGTCGTAGACGTAGACTATCTCCCCCTGGGCCCCACCGGGCACGCAATAGCCAGGGTTATCGGCCGCGGCGATCCGCTCCACACGATCCCCGCGGCCGAGTTGTTTTTGGGAGTCCATTTTTGAAATCATCGCCCATTTGGCGACTTATGAAATTGACGCACAAGCAACCACTGCGCGCCGCGATCTACGCGCGCGTTTCGACCCTCGAGCAGAAAACCGATATGCAGCTCACCGAGCTGCGCGAGTACTGCGCGCGCATGGGTTGGGAAATAGCCATCGAATACCAGGAGAAGGCCTCGAGCGTAAAGAAGCGGCCGACCTTCGAGCGCATGATGCAGGACGCGCGGCTCCGCAAGTTCGATGTTCTGGTGGTTTGGAAACTGGACCGTGTAGCGCGCTCGACCAAGCAATTTATCGATGTCGTGCTCGAGCTGGACGGCCGCGGGATCCGGTTCCTTTGTCCGACGCAGGGAATCGACAGCGACCGGCAAAGCGCGAGCGGTACCCTGCTTATGCACATCCTGGCTGCGGTGGCACAGTTTGAACGCTCCATCATCGTTGAGCGCGTGCGAGCTGGAGTCACCGAGGCGCAGCGACAAGGCAAGCACTGCGGCCGGCCGAAGAAGATATTCAGACGCGACGAGGCGCGCCGGCTGCGCGATGCCGGCCAAAGCCTGCGAGCCATCGCCGCGGCGCTTGGCGTGTCGGTGATGACCGTTCAACGCGTGCTAAACAGTTAGACCAGTGCCCGACCCTCGACGGCCCGAGCTGCGCCCGTATTGCCCGATTTGCGAGCCCCCGCGGCAACCGTTGACACCGTTGCACGTCACGGTTTTTTGCTTCCGGCATTCAACGATGCTGGTGAAACTCCAGGGAGACGCCGGCGAATGTATCAAAAGTCCTCGCGAACTCCCCCCAAACCTGCATTGATTCGCTGCAAGTTAGCCGTCTGATTTTCGCGTCACAAAACCATTTGCTTTAGTTACGGTTTTCCGCGTAAAACCATGGAAAATTGCATACTTACGCGTAGCGAGGCGTGATGTCGACCAGACGCCGCGGCGCCCCGATTCCACATAACTCCACACCCGACACCCCCGAAAATTTCCGCGAGCGCGCCGGCCGGCGCAAAAACCAGACGCGCGCCCGATCATCCTCGAGCGCGCGTTTTTTCCAAGGCCGCTATCAATCGGTGAGTAGACGCCCGGCCGGCGAACCGTGCAGATTTTTGACCGGCCCAACGTTCCAAGCAGGATACACCCGCGGCAGCTCGAGCGCACCCGGCGCCAAAAATAAATGCGTGCGCACGCTTGCATCCGTGCGCACGGTTTGGTATATTTGTACTTGAGAGACGAAATGAACGAAACGCTAAAAGGCACCGCAGACACAGAGCGCGAATCGCGCCTGGACGCCGAGCGCGTCACGCTCGAATTCGCGCAGAAGTCCACACGCAAACTGGACGCCGGCAAAAAGCCTATGACCGAATCGCCCCTGTTCGGCGGCGAAGCGCAAGGGAGCTTGTTCTAAACGACTATGACCAACCACAAAGCAGCACTTCTCGACGCGATCCGCGCAGGCGACCGCGTGACTATCGCTAACCGCTTCGGACAGATGCGCACCGGCCGCGCAGTCATGCGAGGCCCGGCCGGTTGGGTTCTGAATATGGGCGGCAAGCACGGCACGCCCGATATCGCGACCGAGCACAACATCGTGGCGGCACACGCCGCGAGCGCGCGCCGGATTCGCGAGCTGATCGAAGACGAAGGATGGACGCCGGCCGAGGCGCGCACGCTGGCAAAGGAGGGATTCTGAGCGCCGCGGCGATCCCCGGCGAGTGCGCCGTCGAGTTTGAATACGGCATCGTGTACGGACCAGACGGCGAGGCCTGGCGATACGGCAACAAGCACGCGGCGCGCTTCGGCCGGTACCTGTCGCAGCGGCCGGCGACCGCGGAGGATCCGCTCGATGAATACCGCATCACGTACGAATTCAAGGACAGCGCGCCGACGCGCGCCCGGTACCTGAAGCGCAAGCACGACAAGCGGCACCCCAACCAGCCGGTGTTGTTCGCGGATATGTTCGCACCAAAGAAATAAAACCGTGCGCACGCTTGCATCCGTGCGCACGGTTTGGTACATTTGAGTTTGGAGGAAACAAAACGAATGACGACGCAAGCAACCACCCTGAACGCCAGCGAGCGCAACGTTGTAGCAATGGCGCTTCTTCTGGCAGCGGACCAGTACGACAAAGACGAGCAACTGATGCGCTCAACGGCCGGCGCGCCGAGCTTGAACCGGCTCGCTGACCAGTTCAAAGAGCAAGCGGACACGGCGCGCCGCATCGCGGAACTGCTCGAAAACGCCGAGTACGTCGAGATTGGCGCCGACCGCGAAGCGGACCAGGGAGACATCTACTAATGGCGAAAGCACGCCCCCATGTCTGCGACACAGAGAGCCCGTCGCGCCCTTGCTGTTGGGCGGCGCGCATGGCCGAGCTCAAGGCATACGAAGCCGCGGACGACGCGCGAGTAGCAAAGTACGGCGCCCTGAGATGCCCGGTATGCCATCAGGTCTATCGAGTAACGGACGGCATCGTGGAAGATCACGCACCGATCTGCACTGGCCCGTTGAGCGAAGAATCGATGTGGAGGTAAACGGATGACGCACGCCGCAGACAGCCCGGTAAAACGCGAAACGAGCGCGCACGTACGCCGGCGCGCGCTGATCGTTGAAGTACAGCAGCACTGCGCAGTGATGCGCGAGAAGGGGCGCCGCGACCGTGTAGCAGTACCCTGGGACGCCATCTACGACCTGGGGCTCAAGCTGCGCGCTCGCGCGGCCGCGGCCGAAAAACGCGAACAACGGAGGACGAAAGGATGAGTTACCGTGTATGGCTTCGCTCGAAGCCTGGGTTTTTCACGCAGTATGACGGCTACGTGGACGTGAACGTGGCGACGACGCCGGCAGATGAAGACGCCGCGACCGAGATTAAGGCCGCGGCGGTGCGCAAGCTGCGCGCTTCGAGCTTCCCCGACCGCGACGGCAGCATGTGGACGGTGGACCGAATCGAGGTACTGGGATGAACGAGAAGCAGCTCGCCGCGCAGGCGCTCGCCCGCCTGCGGTGGGACGACCCCGAGGCGGATCGCGACCAGCCGCGGCGCGCCGGCGCCCTGGGTGGCCGGCCGGCAACGTGCGAATGCGCAGCGTGTCCGAAGTGCAAACGGCGCGCGGCTCGCCACCGCAGGGAGGCCGGCCGATGACGCCCGCCACATTCACCCAGGACGACGCCCGCGAGCTGTTAAAGCAGCTCGCATCGGCGTTTCGGCGCGCCCGACATAAAACACTCGCGGAATGCTTCGACCTGTACACGGATAATTGGCGCAGCTATGGACCGGATGCGGTGATTCGCAGCGAAATAGCGGAGATCCTCTTTAGTACCGTCGATTTGTGGAAGTGGCAGCGGCGCGCCCGCACCGCGGACGACTTGCCGACGCCGCGCAGGGCCAAGGGCGCCGCGATATCGAGGCCGCGGCGATGAGCGGCGCAGCTCGCCAGCGGCCCAAAGCGCGGCCGTGCGCTTGGTTACACGCCGGCGCCGTTTGAGGGAACTGGCGCAAAAGTTTCTTGGTTAGCCTAGACCTATGGGCGCAGCGCCGGCGCGCTTGATAACGCATGTTCCGGAGACGCGCTGCGTCGAATGCGGCCGACACATAAATGTCATCTACAGTGAGGCGCTGCGGCCGCGGCCTGGCGAGCCCGTCGCCTGCGAGCTGTGCGGCGCCGTCGCGACAATTGACGCGGCCGGTTATCTGCGCGCTTTCACCGAGGCCGAGTTTGACGCCATCGTGCAGGATCCCGACGCGATTCAGGCGCTATCGAAGTCCAACCGCGCGGTGTTTCTGGTGCGCAGACCTGCAAAGAATCGCAGGCGGTCAGCGCCGACAGATGAAAATCGGCTTTAGCGTCACCGTAGCGTCACCCTCGCAGTACGACACCCCATCAATAACGAACGTTTCAGGCCCTGGCACCGAGAGCACGCTCGCGATTTCGATAACGTCGCCAATCTTGAGCGCCGGCCACGCCGCCGCGAAACTTGTCACATTGATAACGCGCCCCGGCCGCGGGATCGAGATGAGCTTCGCGCCCGGTTGCCAAAGGAGGCGCTCCGGATCGAGCGCGGCCGCGGCGAGCGCGGCGAGGAAATTGCGTCGGTTCACTCTGTCAAACTTAACAGGCAAATGGCCTGGCTGTTTTCGACTCGCGATTTAGGCGCTTCGCAGGCGCGCATCGAGGCAGCACTCGCCAGGATCGAAGCCAAACTAAACGGAGTAACAACCCACATGGCACAGCTCGACAGCCTCACCGCAGAAGTCACGCGTAACACCAGCGTCGTAGGTTCGGCGCTAACGCTCATCCAGGGACTTGCCGCCCAGATACAGGCGGCAGGCACCGACCCGGCCGCGCTCGCTACGATCGTGGCGAGCCTGAAAGCGAACGATGACCAGCTCGCCGCGGCCATTGCGGCCAACACGCCCGCGGCGCCCTCGAGCAGCACCCCGCCGAGCAGCACCCCGCCGAGCAGCTCGAGCACCGCGGCTTAATGGCCGTTGGCCAGAACGGTATTTGTCGCGGCATTCCCCACGTTGTTGAAGACGGCGCCAGGATTGCCCGTTACTATCGTGGCGTCGATCACGCCGGCCGATTGCTCGAGGGTTATCAGATTGCAGCCGGCCGGCGCGATCACGCCGTTATTCTGGATCCGGTTATTGACGGCCTGGCACCCGGCGACATTCGCGTGCAGGTAGATTGCGTGCGCCCACACTGAGCCCGCGGCGATCAGCACATCGTTGTTCGTCACTGAATTGTGATCGAGCTGCGGTTGTCCGGAGACACCCGACGAGATGAACACGGCGCCGGCGAATTTATTGCCGGTGGCCATGCATCGCGAGGTACTGTCAAAGATCAGCGCGCGCCCGTCCGCGGCCCCGTTGCGCACGATGCAGCCTTGCACGAGCGCGCCGGCCGAGGTTACGACTTCAATCGCCATGATCGACGGCGCGATGAGGTTGCAATCGATGACATTCCCGAGGCAAAGCGCATCATCGCAGCTCGCGAGCGATAGCGCGCCGTTCGTCTGCGCAGCGAAGCGGAAGCGGTTGCCGCGGACAATGGGCGCGACCGGCCGCGCACCCCCGAAGGCGCCGATTTCGACGGCGAAATTACCCCCCGCATGAATGAAAAAGTTATCCTCTACGTGCGCATCGGTGAGAACGCCGGCACTCGCGAACGTATGCAGCGCGAGGCCATGCGCCTGCGCATTCGTGCAGCCGGTTGTATCGATCCGGTTGCGGCAGAAGCGGAAGTTAGCGCCCACATCCTGCGCGAAAACCGCATCGGTCATGCCCGGATCCGGCGCAGTAAAAGTGTTCTCGAGGATTGAGGTATCAGGCATGTTCTGGCCAAGGTCAATCGCGCGATAGTGCCACCCTGCAACGCGGTTGCCGGCGATGGTGTAATTCGATGCGTTATACGCGGCGAACGCGCAGCGGCCACCCACGAGGTTAAGGCCGCGGACCTGGACGTTTGAGCCCCCGGTGAACCCAAAAAGATCCTGCGTTGGATCCGTTTGGGTGATGGTGACGCCGGCGCGGCCGATCACCGCCACGTTGGACGGCAGCATGATGACGGCCGACACCGCGGCGCTTTGATCCGCGATCACGACGCCCCCGAGCGCCGGCAATGCGGCGAGGGTTTTAGCGATATCGCCGGCGAAACGCGAAGTGTAGAGCGCGCCATCGTGCAACGCGAAGGCCTCGCCGTCGAAGGCGAGCGGCGCGGCGATGTCGAACGGCAGCGAGCTGATTACCAGAGGCGGATTTAATTGCACAGCCATACCCGGCAGGGTAGCGCAAAACGCGCTACAATTCCGTGCGTACGGAATGGCCGACAAACCTACGAGTTTTCGATTGAGCGATGAGGCGCGCTCGCAGCTCGCCGCGCACGCCAAGCAACACGGCATCTCGCAAGCCGATGTAATCGAGCTGGCGATCCGCGAGTACTGCGGCCGGCGCGATTTGCCGGCGCAGCTCCGCGGGCTGCGCGCGTTCTCGAGCGCCGCGAAGAAAGCAGGACTCAAATGACTGGCGAGAGCGAAGCGGAACGCGCGCACTGGGAGTGCTTTCACTGCGGTTTCGCCACGTCTGACCCCAAAGAAGCTGCGGCGCACTTCGGGGATCGGGACGACGCGGAGGAGTTCAAGCCTCTGTGCCGCTGGTGGAATCGTATGTCACCCGAGGAACGGGGTGATGCCCTTCAGGATGTTATCCAGCAACTCAATGAGGCTAACGAAGAGGCACGTCTTCAGGGCACCAAGATTGAGGGCTTGGAATACCGACTGTTGGACTTCGAGTCCTTGGTAGGTAGTCGATTCAAGGGCGCGAAAACCATCAACGACGCTTTCAATCAGTTCGACAGCATGGAAGGGCGTGCGCTGGCCGCAGAGGAAAGCCGAGACACCCTCACCGCCGCTCTCCAGCAGGCGCGGGAGGCGCTAAGGGCAGCGGAATCGATCATAGAGAAATCGCGTGATCGATTCAAGCATATTGCTGCCGATACCTCACCCGAAGGCTACGGTGGCGGTCATGAGCGCGTCTGTTACAACGCCACTTGCGGGCAAAGGGAACTTGATGCCGATCTCGCCCGCATCGCCGAGGTGCTGACAGATGCCCGATAGAACGGTTCTGGAGAACAATCAGGACAACCGCCGAGCGGACGCGCGCCGCAGAATTGCCGCGATGCCGCTCGAAACCGTCCGCGTCGTCGCCCTGGCTTGCGGACGCGGCGAGTTATTCGAGGCATTAGTCGGCCCCCCCGTACACGCCGTTTTCGTGGAAATCTTGAGCGCCGCGGCGCGCGAGCGCATGGAGCGCGAGGCCGGCGCCCGATGAACCCGCCGTTTTTCAAGCCCCGCGAGCGGATCCGCGATCCGCACGTCATCCATACGCATTCCATCGTTTCGCACCGCACCGGCCGCGGTGTAGTGGTGATCGAGTGGAACCGCGAAAGCGGACAGTTTGACCCGGAGGACGCGCGCAAATTCGCGATGACGATCCTGCGCGAATGCGACAACGCCGAAACCGACGCGTTTATCTATTCGCATTTCAAAGGCGTCGGACTCGAGGGCGCGCAGCTAGGGTTTTTAATCACCGAGTACCGCAAATATCGCGCGAATCTCGAGCGGCTCGCAGGCGTGCGAAGCACGAAAGACGAGATTCCGGAGGATGACCGGCGATGACCTCATGCCCGTTTTACGGGCTCGCGATGTTTGGCGCGACGCCCTCAACGATCCCGATATTTCAGCCGACGCACGGCAACCAGTGCGCACTCATTACCCACGCGCGCGCCCCCTGCTACATGGAGATGGACGGCCTGCGCCCCGACTGGAAAGAATGCGGCCGCAACCCCGCGATAAATGGCACCTACGAGTACGGCATCGCAGAAGCGCGCCGGCGCATGGAGCTGAAGCGCGCGAGCGAGGACCGCGAGCGATGAAAACGCGCTCGCAGTTTCGCGGCATGCAGCGAATTGCGGCCGGCTGTTACGCGGACGCGGCCGGCGCCATGCATATCGACCTCATCGAATTTTGCAAGTACCTCGGGGTAGCGCCAACCGTCGAGAATCAGCTCACCGCGCAGCGCATTATTCAAAGGACGCTGCGGGAGGCCCTGCCCGAGCATGTGTTTGATGATGTGGAAATCGTGCTCGAGGATCACGACGAATGAAAACAACGCTGATCGTCCGCGGCTTCGGTGATGGCCGGCTCCAATTCGAGGATGAGGTTTATATCGACCCCTGCGATCCCTGCGCCGTCGCTACGCTCGCCGCGCGCCACATTCGACAGCTCGCGTCCTACAGAACGCACATGATCGAGCTGGAATTTCTGGGCGAGGCCGACCCCGAGAAGCGGTTTTTCAGGTTCGGCACCGATCCGCGGTTGTTTCTGCGCAATGCCAATTAGGCCCGAGCTGCGGAAATATTACGGCGCCGCATGGCGTGAGTACCGCGGCATGCTGATTGCGCTCGCCGGCGACCGCTGCACCCGCTGCGGCGCCGCGCACCCGATGCTGAACGGCGCCCACGTCTCGCACGATCCGCGCGATATGGAGCTGGTAACGGTCTGGTGTCCGCGGTGTCACGCGCGGCACGACGCCCCGCACCGCTACGCGATGATGCGGCGCGGCCATGCGAAACGCGTGGGGCAATTGTGGCTATTCCCCGAGGTTGAATGGGCGCCGTACGCGTCCTGGATGATCCCGCGGCGCGTGTTGCGAGCAGCTCAGGAAAGGCTCTTTTGAAATGAAAACCCCCGAAGAAGCAGCGCAATTTCTGAATGAGTTTTCAGGGCGGCGCCACGCGATTACGCAGCGCATTGTGGCCGCGGCGCGGCCGTTAACTGACATCCTGAAGGATTTCGGCTGTGCGCATTCGGCCGCGCCCCTCGAGCAGCTCTATTTCGAGCTGGATGCGCTCGAGCAGGAAGCCAAGGAGGCCGCGGACCAAAACCCCGAGGTTGTCCTGGCATTGTTAATGCGCTCTGTGAAGAAATAACGCGAATACGCGGCGAAACCCGCGGGTTTTTGCGCGCGCCTGCGACCGACAGCACTAATCTCTTAGGCATGGCTACAAACACAACCGCAGGCGCCCCCAAAAAGCGCGTGCGGAAACCTCGCGGCACGGCGCG